GAAACAGAGGAAGTGTTTGTTAGCGATATGGGGATGAGCGTTAAAAAAACAAAGAAACCAAGTTTGAAAGATAGAATAAAAGCACTTGAAAGATTAGATAAAATTATGGCACTCGAAAAGAATAATGAGCAAGATGGCAACTTTAAAGATGACGGATTAACTAAGCAAATAGGCAAGTTAGCTAAGGGTGATATATGGGAGGATTTCGACAATGGCGATAGTTAAAGAAAAATCACATTTTCAATGGGCTCCACTAAGCACTAAGCAATTGCAGGTGTTGTCTTGGTGGCATAAAGATTCACCAGTATCGGATATGGATGGAATTATTTGTGATGGCTCTGTTAGAGCTGGGAAAACTGTTGTTATGTCTACATCATTTATTGTGTGGGCTATGGAGAGTTTTAACAATAAGCGATTCGGTTTATGTGGTCAAACAATACAATCATTTGAACATAATGTACTTGATACACTTTGGGAAATAATGCAATGCAGGGGCTATGGTGTCAAGCGTGTTAAGAATGTTATCTATGCGAAAAAGGGTAATGTTGTTAACAAGTTTGAGATATTCGGAGGAAAAGACGAAGGCTCACAACGATTGATACAGGGGCGAACATTAGCAGGAATATTCTTTGATGAAGTTACTTTGATGCCAGAAAGCTTTGTCAATCAAGCATTGGCAAGATTGAGTGTTGATGGTTCTAAAGTGTGGTATAATTGCAATCCTGCTGACCCTAATAATTTTATAAAAACAGAGTTTATTGATAAGAGAAAAGAAAAGAAATTAATTAGATTACACTTCACACAAGAAGATAATTTGAGTTTGACTGATGCAATAAGAGAAAAATACAAGAGAAATTGGGATGGAGTATTTTATAAGAGATTTATATTAGGTTTGTGGGTTCGTGCTGAAGGTGTAATTTATTTAACTTTTGCAAACAATAAAGAAAAATATATAATTGACGATATAAAGATTGATGAATATCAATTTTGTAATATTGGAGTTGACTTTGGAGGGAATAAGTCGGGAACAACTTATAATTTAACTGGATTTACTAGAGGATTGAAACAGGTGCATATTCTTGAGGAATTTCGAATAGTTGGCAGACAGACACCGAAAAAGTTGGCTGATGAATTTATTAAATTTGTGAAAATGTGCAAAATAAAAGGGTTTAAAATAAATGCTTGTTATATGGATTCAGCTGAGCAAACTCTTATTGCTGGATTTGAAGAAGCTTTGAATAAAAATAGGCTAGGGATTCCAGTATATAATGCTATTAAGGGTAAAATTTTAAACAGAATAAATTTTTTTGATATGTTGATAGCAACAGAAAATTTAAAGATTGCTAGACATTGCACAATAACTATTGATGCTTTAGAAAATGCGATGTGGAATAGTAAAAAAGGGCATGAAGATGAAAGACTTGACGATGGTTCAACAAATGTAGACACCTTGGATGCTTTAGAGTATAGTGTCGAAGAATACATGGAAAATATATTAGCGAATATGGAGGGATTGGTAGCATGATTAATTTGATTATTGGAACGGAAATTGAAGCACAGGATAAGTCGATTGAGCTTATAAGTAGTAAAACTTGTTTTAGTGTAGCAGATGCAAGAAGTTTAAAAAAACCTAAAGAATTTGATAAAAGGGATGTGTTGTTGATTAAAAATCTAGACAATAAACTTTTATTTGAGGAAATTGTGAGCGTTTTAGATGATTTAATGCAAGATGGAGTTGAAACAATAGCTATTACATATCGTGATGATATAATCGAAGCATATGAAGAAGCTGATGGCGTTAATATTATCGACTTGAGGGGTGAATAATTTGGACAAAGTGAGAAGATATTACAGAAATCAAGGATATACTTTTGCAAGTGAAGCGTTCTACACATTTATTAATATGTGGGATAGTTGGTATCGTGGAAAAGTTGAAGCATATCATTGTATGAAAATATACAACGGTGAAAGCTTTGTTGAAAGAGAAATGAAGAAGCTTTGCATGGCTAAAAAGATTTGTGAAGATAAAGCAGGGTTTATTATTAATGATAGGCTAGAGTTTAATATTGATAAAGATTCAGCTAAGGGGAGAATTGATAGTGTATTAGCTGATAATGATTTTATGGTGGAAGGTTCGCAATTATTAGAAAAAACATATGCTTTAGGAACTGGGGCATTAGTTCAGTTTAAAGATGCAATGGGTGGAGTTACAATTGACTATATTGGAGCATTTAACATTATTCCGTTGACACAGGCTAATGAGAATAAAATAAATAAGATTGCTTTTGTATCTAAGATAGACAAAGAAACTTATTATATTTCGGAACATACTTATGTGATGGAAGAATCGGATCCGTATTATAAGCAATATAAAATTGAAAATAAAAAGGTTACTATTGACGATGATTGCAAGTTTATGAGTTGGGCGGAGTTAACGGAGCAGGAAGTTAATAGCAAGGTGTATGAAGTTTATTATTCGCCAGTAAAGTTATATCAATTAATTAAGCCGAATATCGTTAATAATATTGACATAGAAAGCAAATTAGGGATTTCGTGCTTTGCTAATGCGATAGACCAACTTGGAACAGTTGACACTAATTATGATGGGTATCATGAGGAAATAAGTAACGGGAGAAGCAGAATATTTATTAACGAGGAAATGGCGCAAGTTAAGTTTGATGAGAATGGAAAGCCACAAAAGTATTTTGCAAAGAATGATACAACATTTTATAGCTTGAAAATGGGTAAGGATGCAAAAGATAAAATTATACATGATACACCAACACTTAGAATAGAGGAATTGAGCCAAGCGATGAATGATAGCTTGTCTATGCTTAGTTTTAAATGTAACCTAGGGAATGGATATTATAATTTTAAAGATGGAAAAGTTGAAAAAACTGCAACAGAAGTTATTTCAGAGGATAGCGACCTATACAGACAAGTTAAAAAAGATGAATTAATTATAAATCAAGCTTTGGTTGATATGTGCAGAGCGATATTATATTTGAGTGGTGAAGATTTTAACACAGATATAAGCATAAAGTTTGATGATAGTATTGTTATTGATGACCAACAACTAATGAAAGATGCCTTACTTGAATTGGGAGCTGGGGTTATTGATAGAATTGAATATTTCAAGAAAGTATATAGAATGACAGATGAACAAGCTAAGAAGAAGAATGACGAAATTGAAGCGAGGAAGCCACAACGTGATGATGTTGAGGTGGTAGATTTTGAGTAATGTTATTGATATAGATAAATTAGTTGAACCAATTGCTCTTTTGTATGCAGATCTAGACACACAATTGTTTTTGAATATTATTTCAAGAATGAATATTGATGCTGAAGATGCAGGGAGTGAAGCTTGGTTGAGAAATAAAATCAATCAAGCTCCAGCGGTTAGCAGGGCAAATGGAAAGATTATTAATAAATATAATAAATTAATTATTCCAGAGATGCAGAAAGTTATTAAGTCGATAAATACTACTGGAAAAACAACAGAGAGTATAACAAGTATTTTGAATAGTTTTAAAAAATATGCTAATAATATGTTGAGTTTTACAAGTTCTGGAGCTTTAGAAAGTAGCAATTCCGAATATTTAAGGATTAGCAATAATGCTTTTTTAGAAGCAAGCACAGGATTGAGGACTTTTAAGCAATCTGTAACAAGAGCTACAAGAGAATTAGCAGACAAAGGTCTAGATGTGTTAAGTTATTCGTCGGGAAAGACGATAAATATTAGGAGTGGGGTAGCAAGAGAGATAAGGACACAAACGGCAATTAATGCGAGAGATGTTCAAGATGCTTATGCTAATGATTTTGGATTAACATTGTTTGAAGTGTCAAGCCATGCAGGGGCAAGACCTGGTTGCTACCCTTTTCAAGGTAATATCTATGATGAAGGCGGGAAAAGTGGTACAGTTGAAGATATAGAGGGCAGAAAGTTTAAATATGATAGTGTTGGCAGAACTTCTATAGGTGAACCTGCTGGATTGTTTGGTATTAATTGCACTCATATGAAATAT